AGGCCTCGCCCTTCGCGCTGCCCTCGCCGGTCCAGCCGTGCCAGCCGCGCCGCTCGACGATGGCGCGGAAGTCGCGGCGGAAGTCCTCGAGCGTCGCGCCCTCGGCGATGCCGCGGCCGACCGCCGCCGCCAGATCGCCCAGCAGGTCCGCGCCCACCGCGCCGGCCACCATGAACGCCCGGTCATGCTCGGCCCCGCGCAGGTCGTCCCAGCGGCTGGTGTCCCGATAGGTGCCGAGCCGCAGCCGGAACGCCGCGACCTGCTCGGCGAAGGGTTGGCGGAGCGTCGCGGAGAGATCAGCCAACGTCCGCCCCGCCCTCGTCCTCGGTCGCGACCCGGCCGGCGAGATGCGCGGCAAGCCCCGCCTGCGCCATCACCGCGGCAAGCGCGCCGGTGTCGAGCCCCGGCAGGCCGGCAAGCAGCATCTCGCGGAACTCCTCGAGGCTCCCGGCGGCCGACAGCATCGCCTCGATCCGGTCCAGCATGGCCGCCATCGCCGGGCGCGCCTCGGCCTCCAGCCGGTCGGCCAGGAGGGTCGCCGGATCGGAACGCTCTGGGAGGGCCGCTGAGCGGCCTTCCGCTTGAAGGGCAGTCTGCATACCTAGGGCGGCAGGACCCCCTTTAAAAAACGCGCGTTGCCCGTTTAACGAGGCTGCCGGGGGCGCCGGGATCGCGCCGCTGGCCGCGGGCACCATGACGCTGGCTCCGGAGCCGGGTTCCGACAGGCCGAACCGGTCGCGGATCTCGGATTGCTCGACCGTCAGCCCGCGGTCGATCATCGCCGCCAGCGCCGTGGACATCAGGCCCAGATCATGCGCTTCGGGCCGGGCGATCACGATGCGCGGATAGGCGCGCTGCGGCCCGAACTCGAGGTCGATCCACGGCCGCACGAGGTCGCGGTTCAGGATCCCGGCCAGCGCGCGGGCGTCGGCGCGCTCGATATCCTCCTGCACCTGGCGATGCTCGCGGCTGACCGCATGGCCGCCCGAAATCGCGTCGGTCGAGGTGGTCTGCCCCAGCACCGCCTTCGAGACCTGCCGGTCCAGCCAGTCGGCGCGCCGCTCGTAGAGGTCGCTCGAGGCGCCGACCGAGGCGGTCTCGATGAACTCGATCTGCATCGACTTGGGCACGATCGCCGCGCAGTCGCCGGCGATGTTGGCGACCGCCCGGAACAGCGTCTCGCGGTCCTCGTCGCTGGCGCCGGGCGCGTATCTGCCCAGGCGCAGCGGCTGGCCATAGGTCTGCGCGAAGATCGCCCAGTCCCGCTGGGTGTAGGCCTTGAACATCCACGCCCAGGCGGCGACGCGCGCCAGCCCCGACCGCAGCGCCAGGCCCGACTTGGCGCGGAATGCGGCAAAGACGAACTTGAACGGCGGCAAGGGCTGCTCGGTGCCGTCGTCGGCGATCATCAGCGGCGTCGCAAGGTCGTGCCGGTCGAAGCGGAACCACCGCGGGTCGCGCCATTCGAGGCGCGCAGGGCGCCACTGGCCCTCCGACGTCTCCCAGACGATCTCGGTGAAGCTGTAGCCCTTGCCGATCGCGTCGAGGATGTCGAAGATCTCTTCCGTCAGTTCGTCGCGGCGCAGCCAGTCGCGGACGGTGTCGGCCATGGCAACGTCGGCCGGGGCGTCCGATGCCGCCTCCACCCCGATCTCGATCTGCGCCACCGACCGCTTGCGGGTGGCGAGCACGCCCAGATAGTGCAGGTCGCGCTCCTCGATCGCCTCGGCCATCTCGAGGTAGGGCACCACGGCGCCCGCATCGGCGTCACGCAGCATCTGCGCCAGCCGCGGCGGGGTCAGCCCGTCGGCGGGATAGCCGGCCAGCGGGCTGCGGATGCCGGTGAGGGTCGGCCGCGCGGCGTCGCGCGTCAGGTCTGGGCGGCGAACCGGACGTCCCCAGCGGTCGAGCAGAACTGGCGTGGTCATGGTCTCTCCATCAGATCCAGCCGCTCAGCCGCGGCAGCATCCGGCCGGTCCGAGCGCGCGCGTCCGCCGCCTCGGCGGTGTCTTCGGCGGGTGCGGACGACGGGCGGGCCGCGCGGTAGGCGTATTCGAGACGCCCGGTCCGCGCCGCCGAGCAGGCGAGCGCGGCCGCCCAGAACCGGTCGGCGTGCCCGTCGGTATCGCCGTCCGCCACCAGGCGGCGCTGGCCGGTCACGCCGACCTGGCTGCGGATCGCGTGCAGGTCGGCGCGCAGCACCGGGTCGCCGGCGGGGATGCGCAGCCGGCGGTCCTGCATGCGCTCCTTCAGCGCGGTCGCCATGTCGAGCTTGGAGGCCAGCGAGAACAGCACGCCCTCGACGCGCGTGCTGCCATGCCGGCGCTGCGCGTCCTCGACCGGCTTTTCGCCCATCCCGGTCTGGTCCATGGCGCAGCGCACCACGCGGTAGCGTCGGAACACCCCGTCGAGAAGCGCGTCCTGCTCGGCGAAGGACACCCGGCGGCGGGCAATCACCTCGCGCGTCCAAAGCACGTCGCCCACCAGTTCGGCCACCCAGATCACGAAGAGGTCGTTGCGCGCCGCGATGTCCACCCCGACGAAGCACAGGCCCCCGGCATAGCGGTCGGCGCGGCCCGCCTCGGCGTGTTCGGCGGCCGAGATCAGGTCGTAGTCGAGCCAGGCGGCAGCCTCGTCCAGCCACCGCAGCTCGTATTCCTGCGCCCAGGCGTCCTCGTCGGCCATTCCCCGGCGCAGCATCTCGACGTCGCGGTCGAGTCCCTGGCGCACCGCCTCGTGGATGTCGCCGGTGTGACGCGACCAGACGCTGTCCTCGGCCGTCATCAGCTCGTAAAACTTGTTGCCCTTGCCGTTCGGGGTCGAGATCACCCGAAGTTTCTGGCGGCCCTTGGAGATGACCGGGAACAGCGCCGCCCAGATCTCGCGGGACTTCGCATGGAACGCGAACTCGTCGAGGATCACGTTGGCCGAGAACCCGCGCGCCGTGTCGGGGTTCGCCGGCAGCGCGGTGATCCGGCTGCCGTTCGGGAAGGCGACCTCGAGCGCCTTGTAGACGGCATCGGGGCCCCGGTCCTGGGGACTGCGGAACTCACCCTCCTCGAAGCGCGGCTCGCCCCCCTTCAAGAGGGTGTTGTAGACCTCGTAAAACGCCCGGGTGAACGGCTTGATCACCTCGGTCATCGCCTCGGCCGCCTGCCGCTCGCCGCGCGACAGGATCACCCAGCGCGTCTTCCGGCCCTCCTTCCAGGCGGTGAAACAGTCGTCGACGCACTCGCCGCAGGTCGAGAAGGTCTTGCCGGTCTGGCGCGCGAACATGCCGATCTTGAACCGCGCCTGATCCGCGATCCAGGCGCGCTGGTAGGGCAGGAACTGGATGACGGGGGTCATCGGCGGGGGGCCAGAGGGGGGGGTCATCGGCGCGTGGCCTTGCACAGCTTCCAGCCCGCCGCCTCGAGCTCAGGCAAGAAGTGCAGCGCGATGGTGAGGTCGACGCGGACCTTCAGCGTGCCGTCGCCTCTCGAAAAATACCGCGACACCGCCGAGACGACGGCGGCGCCGAGGCTGCGGCAGAGCGGCCCGCGGCGGCCGGCCGGATCGCGCCAGAAATACCAATACTGGGGGCGCGGGGCGCGCGTCATGCCAGCGCCCCGAGCGCCAGCTTGAGCGCGACGAGCGGCGCGGGCACCGGGCCGAGCCGGCGGTGCGGCTCGGGCTTGGCTTCCGGCGTGTTGCCCGTCCAGGCGCCGTCGAACCGGGGATCCTTGGCGATCGCGTCGCACATGTCGCGGAACGCCCGCTCGATCGGTTTGGACTGGCCGCTGTAGGGCGTCGCCAAGTGTATCTCGCAGCCGAGCGCGATGAACAGGCCCGGCACGTCGTCCTCGCGCACCTTGAAGCGGTAGCGCGTGGGGGTGCCGCCGGTCAGCGCCTTCGCGGCGAACTCGCGGCCGTTGTCCAGCAGGATGTGCTGCGGGATGCCGAAACGCTCGATCATGTCGCCGGCGGCCAGTTGCACCGCGAGCGCGTTCGGCTGCTGGTCGACCCGCCACGACAGGATCCGGCCCGAGAACACGTCCTGGAACGCCACCATCTGCGGCCGGCCGATCCAGCCCTTGCCGGTCTCGCCCCGCTCCAGCGGCCACTCGACGAACACGTCGAACTTGTGGAAGTCCGCGTTCACCACCTCGAGCGGCGACAGCGCGGTCTTGTCGCGGGTCTGCGCCGGGTACAACCGGCGCAGCGCGTCCTCGCCCTCGCGCAGCAGCACCGTGGTGAACCGCGATACCTCGCGCTCCAGCCGGCGGCGGACAGCCCATTCGGGCGCCACCGGGATGCCGCGATCCTCGGCCACGCGCGCCTGCCGGCGCCAGACCGACGACAGGCTGGGCCGCGCCGGGCGCAGAAAATCGGACTTGACCAGCGCCATGAACTCGGCATCGACCACCGCCTGCGCCCGGCGCGGGGCGGCCTGGCGGTGCCGCGGCGCCAGATGGGCCAGCCGGTCGTCGACGCGCACCCCCTCGACCAGCGCGAACCACGCCCAGAGCGTGCGCGCCAGAATCGCCAGGGCGTTGCCGACCAACCCGATCGCGGCCTGCTTCGTTTCGCCCTGCGCCATCAGCGCTTCGACCTGCCGCAGCGCATCCAGCCGGGTGCGGGCCTTGGCCTGCACCGGCGCCGGCAATGTCTCGAACCATGACCACGCGGCATCGCGGTCGGCCGCCGCGGCGCCGGCGGCGCCGCTCTCCAGCGCCGGCAGCAGCACCCGCCGCGCGCGCACCGGAAACAGCGACCAGTGATATTCCCAGCCGCCGCCGCGCCCCGGGCGCCGGCGGGCAAGTGCGCCGGCGCGCCAGCCCTCGCGCTTGATCAGCTTTTCGACGCCCTGCCGCGTCGGCGGCAGGTCGGGCAGGCCCGCCTCGGCGATCTCCGAGGCGCTCCACCATTCGCGGTCCGGTCGGCGCTCGCTCATTCCGCTGCGCTCCGCCACTCCGGCAGCGCCGCGCCGCGGTTCTGCAGGTCCCAGACCTCGCGGGCATATTCCAGCAGGAAGCGCTTCTTCGCGGCGGCCGGCGCGCGCGACCAGACGTCCACCAGCCGGGCAAACGACGCCTCCACCGGGTCTTTCGGCGCGGGGGGCAGGCCGACCGCGGCCCGCGCCCGCTGCCGTCGTGCCTCGACGGCCGACCTTGCCCGGCCCTCGGCCAGCGCGCCCACCACGTCGTAGCGCTCTGCCGCGTCGCCGATCCGGCCGATCTCGGACAGGTCGGCCAGGCTCGGCGCCCGCGGAGCCCGACGCAGCAGCGCCACCTCGTCGGGGCCCAGACGGCTGCCGGCGGCGATCATGCGGAACACATGGCGCTCGGACAGGCCAAACTTCTCGGCCGTCGAGGCGGCAAAGCCTGCAACTGACATCATGTCAGTTGCACAATTTTTATGCAGTGCGCCGGCGACCCCGCGCCGCGTCAGCCGCTCGTAAGGTCCCCCTGCAAGATCCCGGCCAGGCCGACGGCAGCGATGCCGATCACCCCCAGTGCCACCAGGCCCAGCAGGTCTCCCGCCGCGCTGTCCTCGATCCGGCGCAGCACGCCCCTCAGGCGCCGGGCCATCACTGCGGCCTCGCGCGCGCCGGACGGAACGCCAGCGCCGACGAGGCGGCGATCTCGATCGCCGCGCCGGTGCGCGGGTTGCGGCCCTGACGTGCCGGCCGCGTCCGCAGCGCGAACCTGCCGAACCCTGCCAGCGTCACCGGGCGGCCCGCCGCGGCCTCGGAGGCGATGAAGGCCAGCGCGGCCTCGACCGCCCGGCCGGCATCGGCCTTGCTCAATCCGGTCTCGCGCGCCACGGCGCCGACCAGGTCAGTCCTGTTGCTCATTGCCTTCTCCTTCGCTCGCTGGATTCAGGGAAACGGTGAACACGATGCTCGCGCCCTCGGCGTCGAGCAGCAGGGCGCAGTCGAAGCCCCCCCTACCGCCGCGACCGGTGCCGCGGCGATTGCCGCCGCCAGCGCGCGCTGCAGCGCCCGCAGCGTGCCGATCGGCAGCAGGGCGAGATCCTCATCGGTCATGGCCTGTCCTCCGCGGGCCGCGCGGCCACCGCGCCGGCCGGGCTGCGCAGGTAATCCCCGCGCGCGCGCATCCGCGCGTTCTCGGCCTCCGCCAGCGCCGCCAGCCGGCGGCCGTGCGCCGTGGCGACAAAGTCGCGCAGCGTCACCACCGGCCGGCTCCCCAGCGGGCGGCGCGCCAGGTCCAGCCGGCGCGCCCAGGCGCGGACCGTCATCGGGTGGCACCCGAACACGCGCGCGATCTCGGCCGACAGCACGCCCGCCGTCCACAACGCCGTGAACACCGCCTCGGACCGCGGCAGCACGATCGTGTCGCGCCGCCCCGGACGCCGCGGCGGCAGGCCCAGCAGTTTCGCGCGCCGCCAGAGGTTCGACCGCGACAGGCCGACCGCCCGCGCCGCCTCCTCGGTCGTCAGTGCCGGGTCGAGCCAGGCGCGCCGGATCGCCGAGGCGGGAATGCGCTTGTCCATCACGCGGCCCTCCGCGCTATGACCACCGCGACGCCGGTGGTAGCCTCGGGGCGGGGGGGGGGGGGTGGGC